AAGCTACCCTTGAACATTGGGGAATCAAGGGAATGAAATGGGGATTCAGGAGATTCCAAAACAAGGATGGCTCCCTTACAGCCGCTGGTAGAAAGAGATATGGTAAATCTGCGGAGGGCGGTAAAAGCACCTCCGCTTCAAATAAGTCGAAATCTAAGTCTTCTAGCGGAAAATCCAGTGGTAAGTCGAGTAGTTCGTCTAAGTCTTCTAGTTCTTCGGAAGAAAAAGAAGATCCAGTAATTAAGAAAAAGCCTTCTGAGATGACCGATACCGAACTCAACGCGGCAATTAACCGAATGCAGCTTGAAAAGCGGTATACCGATCTTCTTCCAAAAGAACCGGCTCCCACCCCAAAGCAAAAGAGTGCTGTTTCTAGATTTATCTCTGGAGCTATGAAAGATGTGGTTCTTCCTTCTCTCACTACTTCTGCGAGAAATGCTTTAACCTCTTATCTTGAGAAGATGTTTAAAGATCTTATGGGTCTTAATGCCAAAGACCAGAAAGCAAAAGAGAAAGAGTACCTCGACAATCTTCAGCAAGAAGTAAAGCGGCTTACACTTGAGCAGCAGAAACGAAAACTCAAGGGAGGCTAATCATCTATGGCGCTTTCGAATACTGCCGTTCCTAAGTATTACGGCATGTTTCGAGATGCCGTTCTACGAGGAGAAATTCCGGTTTGCAGAGAGATCTCGATGGAGATGAATCGTATCGATGATCTTATTAGAAATCCTGGTATCTACTATGACGAATCAAAAGTAGAAGGATGGATTCGGTTCTGCGAAAAGGAAATGACCCTAACAGATGGATCTGATCTAAAACTTCTCGATACCTTTAAACTTTGGGGCGAGCAGGTCTTTGGTTGGTACTACTTTGAGTATCGAAGTGTTTACACTCCTTCTCCGGACAATCACGGTGGACACTATGTCACAAAACGAATTAAGAGACGGCTTATTAATAAGCAATACTTAATCGTCGGACGTGGTGCAGCAAAGAGCCTCTACGCATCTTGCATGCAGGCTTACTTCTTGACCGTTGATCCCAGTACCACTGACCAAGTCACCGTCGCTCCTACTATGAGCCAGGCAGAAGAAGTCATCACTCCGATTAAAACGGCAATCGCCAGAGCACGAGGACCTCTATTCCAGTTTCTAACCGAAGGCTCACTCCAAAACACCACAGGATCGAAAGCAAACAGACAGAAACTCGCATCGACCAAGAAGGGCGTTGAGGATTTCTTAACGAATTCCATTATTAGAGTTCGTCCTATGAGAATTGACAAGCTTCAGGGTCTTCGTTCAAAGATCTTTACGATTGACGAATGGCTTTCTGGTGATGTGCGAGAAGATGTCATGGGTGCCTGCGAGCAGAGTGCTTCTAAGAATGATGGCTGGCTAATTATCGCAACGTCATCAGAGGGTACTGTCCGAAATGGATCGGGCGATACGGTCAAAATGGAGTTAATGGACATCCTGAAAGGTGAATACAATAACCCTCACGTGTCCATTTGGTGGTATAAGCTTGACTCGATCGATGAAGTCTCGAATCCTGAGATGTGGGTGAAAGCGAATCCAAACCTCGACAAGACTGTTACCTATGAAACTTATCAGCTTGACGTTGAACGTGCCGAGAAAGCCCCCGCAACTAGAAACGATATTTTGGCAAAACGTTTTGGTATCCCCATGGAAGGTTATACTTATTACTTTACTTATGAGGAAACCCTTTGTCATCGTAAACGGGACTACTGGGGTATGCCTTGTGCGCTCGGTGCCGACCTTTCTCAGGGCGATGACTTCTGTGCTTTTACTTTCATGTTTCCGCTCAAAGATGGATGCTTTGGTATCAAGACAAGAGATTATATTTCTTCTCTTACTCTGATGAAACTCCCGGCGGCCATGAGGTTAAAGTATGAGGAGTTTATTAACGAGGGAAGTTTGATTGTTCTAGAAGGAAACATCTTGGATCTCGAGCAGGTCTACGACGATCTGGATCGGCATATCGCTGATAAAGAATACGACGTCAGATGCTTCGGTTACGATCCTTATAACGCGAAAGAGTTTGTGGATCGCTGGCAGCAAGAAAACGGTGTATTTGGTATCGAGAAAGTCATCCAGGGTGCTAAGACTGAGAGTGTTCCTTTGGGTGAGCTTAAGAAACTTTCTGAAGAACGGATGCTCCTGTTTGACGAAAGGCTAATGCAGTTTGCAATGGGTAACTGTATTGTTATGGAAGATACAAACGGAAACCGTAAACTACTTAAAAAGCGCTATGAAGCTAAAATTGACCCTGTTGCGGCTATGATGGATGCTTTCGTAGCGTATAAGCTTAATAAAGACGCATTCGATTGAGGAGGTGAGTAAATGACTACTGATGAGTTTCTGGAACATCATGGCATTAAAGGCCAAAGATGGGGTATTCGTAGAACTCCGGAACAGCTCGATCATAAAATCTCCAAGCTTAAAAGAAAAAACCTCAATCTAGAGAAAAAGATTGTAAAAGCCGAAGAAAAGCAGGATAAGGCGAGCAGAAAGGCCAAAAAATATTACAACAAAGGCCTTATTAAAGCCGCCACAAATGATATGGAAGAGGCTTACGAGTTCTACGAAAAAGCTTCGAGTTGGAATGCCAGATCAAAAGAATACCAGCAATATGTTCTGAGCGCTCGAGAAAAGATCTCAAAGAATGCAATGCTGGCACGATTCTATCAGCAGACGATTGATGCAATTGACTCTGGACTAATTAGTGAAGGAAACGGCTTTATAGATCGTTTCATCATGCGGTATCCGGACGATGAAGAAGACTAACCTTCCAAAATTCTAATTAAGGGGGTGAGGAGTCAAAAT